ACTCTTCAGGGCGGCTGTTTTTGCTGGTTACGGTTGCCGCTGCATTGATGTACGGGATAAGATAAACCTGTCCCGTTGCCACGGCAGCCGCAATTGCAACCCATTTCAGTGGGTCGCGCTCCATATCCTTGCCAATACCGTTATAGACTTTTGCCATAACAGTATCAGAATTAAATGGGTTTAACTGACCAACATCCTTGGTCATTCTCCCAACTATTGAATCTGGGTTAAGGGGATTCAACCCACCAGCGCCTGGAGCAAATGTGCCGCCTGGAGCCAACACGTTGCCAGTTGCTTGTGCAGCCCAACCTTCGCTACTGTCAGTGCCAGCAGCTTTTGAAAGATCATCCCAAAAGCTCATATTATGTTACCGGTAAAGCTGAAACAAATGAAAGGGTAGCCACAACCGATTGGGTTGATGGCTTGGTAGGAGTGCCCGATGCAGCAAGGTGTTGGATGGTCACAGCAGCATTGGGCACAGACCAATAGATTTCAATGTAATCATCTTCGGCCATGCTCAGGAAATAATTCCACCCAACAATTGAATGCCCATCTGTTCCAGCGTGCCTGTTGGGTATAGATACAAATCCTGTTGACCCCGTAATGTCCACACCGTTTTGCCGCAACCAGATGTAAACATCTTGAAAAGCAGTGTCGGTGTTTTGGAACTGAGCAGAGAATTGGAGGTTGTATATACCAGCGTTCTCTACCGTGATCTTAGACGAACTAATGCTCACCTGATTGGCAAAATCCGTTGTGTTCAACGTCATCAGGGTAGCTGTATTGATCGTGGCGGTTTGATCTGCATCGGATGAAAACGCACCGTAGGGGAAGTTAACGTACTTACCTCCGGCTGTGTCCAAAAGACCCCCAAATGCGCTATCAATCTGGTTGAAATACAAACGCAGGATGTTGCGGAACTGATCCTCATCCGTGCGGATGTATTCAAGGGGTGATGCGGGTAACGCAGGCGCTCTGAACTTGCGAAGGAACCGGGTGACGATAGTTGCCATCAGCGTCTGCCGTCCTGGCGGATGTCAATACGTGGTGAGCCAAGCTGCCAAGTCACACCTGCCGCCGTAGATCTAACCTCCATAGCTATCTGCCTCCCTCTCACCCGAGTATAGATCTGACCAGTAAATTCCTCTATAGGGAGAATGGCCGTTCTGGTGACAGCGGCGTTGTTTTCTCCGCCAACAGATGCCGGGGTGTTATACCCAGAGCCTGAGTTTTGCATGGGCTTGAGATACATCGTCACCTGCGGGCTAGCCGCAGTCGATCCCCTGAACGTAATGTCAGGCAGCACACGCCAAATAAACCCAAACCTATCCCCATCTTCCAAGTCAATTTCAGCAGATGTGATGAAAGCCTCAATTGGTAACGTTACCGCCGTAGTGTTATCGTCTACGCCCTGCTCATGGTTAACAATGTTGTAATCGTAGGTGGCAGCAAGGGGATAGTCTCGCAGACCGCTATCCAGCCAAGCCGTTCTAGCCATTGAGCCGTAGTACCAGCAGCCTTGACCCTGGTTTTCTGCGTAGTTGAAGACCACATAGCTGTCAATATTGGTGCTTGTGCCAGAGCAATAGAACCACCAAATCTCATTAAAACCCTCGTTTGTTCCTGCAAGAACTTGGGTAAATTGAGATTTATTGATATTTGAAAACACGTATTGGCGCAGATCGCAATTCTGCGTCTGGGTTCTACCATCGTATTTGTAGAACTTATCCACACCCATCCAGTACGCTACGCCGTTAGCGTAGGCAACAGCGTTTTCTGACGCAATAGAAATGTTATCGCCAACAATTTGTGGAGCCCATACATTAGGGGCTCCCACATACTGTAGAGAATAAAGAGATGAATCAGTCCACACCAAGATTTCTTGACGGGCCTGCATAGCAGTTACGATCTGTGACCCGTGCGAAAGGTAAGTAAATCCAGCATCGACAGTGGGGCTTGGCGTCCAATTGAAAGGATCTCCTTGGTCTGACCAGCGGATAATCATTGGATTAAACGTGGCAGATCCGTACTCCGTGGCCCCGAAAGCAAACACAAACCGGCTGGAATCAGATACCAATATGTAGTTTTGGGCAATCGGAACATCTGTTGCGCCACCGTAATCTGCCAAATCTATGGCCCTAGAAGAAATCTTGTGAACCCCTGATTGTGATCCGGTGGTGGCTATGGCAGATCCGCCATAGGTAGCAGACAAATTACACGAGGTTCCCGATGAATTGATGACGTAGTACACCTGCCCCACGTTCAATCCAGTGGGCAACGCACCCGTTGTAGTCAGCACAATTGCCATCCCATCAGCCAATGTAATGGATGTAGACAACACTCCCGGCGTAGCAATCGTCACAGTGAATGTCGTACCCGTCAACCCAAAAGTTGCATCCCAATAGTAAATGCCACCACCGCTTGGGCCAAAAATCAGATCTTCGCCAAAGTTACTTTGACTCCATACACGGAACGTTTGCTGCGATTCTGTTCCATTTCCCCAGGTTCCAGACCCCCACGTTCCTGCACCCCACCCAACAACCGCAGCAGTATATGAAGCGCCCGTAGCTATTTGATAAGCAGCCACAACAGTGCCGCCGCCCGTAGCAGTGGAAGATGCCTTAGCCGTTACCGTACAAATCCCTGATTGAGTTGAGCCCGTGGAATCAATTGCATCCCCGCCAGAAGTCAAAGACAGGCTAAATGTATAGCCGGATGTGGCAATAACATAGTAAGTTGTTCCAGCTACATATGGAGCAGGAAGCATACCCGTGGAAGTTAGCGTCACCTGGACATCGTTGGCAAGCTGAAACTGCGTTGCAAAAACAGTATTTGCCTTAGCCGTCCCAGTACCAGACCCCGCGCCTGTAGCGATAAACGCTACGCCAACAGTGTTAGCTGACGCTCCAATTAGCGTGAAATCAGTGGTGCCTACAAATGTGATGCTGTACGAATTACCAATCACAAAAGATCCGGCAGCAATGGAAACGTTACCAGCAATAGAGATTGACGCTTCCGATTGAACGGGTACGGTGTAAGTGTTGGCCGTGGTGCCGTAGGTTAAAAGGTACTCCCCCAGCAAAGTAATGCCACCATTGGACGATGAGCCCGTGAAGGTTACATAGCCATTGTTTGAGTACCCGCCGTTTGCATCAGTGACAGTTACCGTGGAGGATCCACTCACCATAGCAAATGGATTTGTCAGCGTGTTGGTTTGATTGATCGGGGTTATATCGTAGTAAAAGCCACCGCTTTCGATGTAAAACTTTAAATTGGTTCCTACGCCCAGAAGCTTTTGTGCGCCGAGCGTAACCCATGCCCACAGGGAGCGGCACACACCAATAAACTTTTGTGCAGAGATTTGCGTCCAGCCGCCAATCTTTTCTGGCGTACCCTGGCGAAAGCGAATCTTGTCACAGTCATACCACCCATTCTCACTGGTGTAACGGGTGTTCTCCTTATTTACACCGGGCTTGAGTAGAAGTTTTTTGAGTGGCATTTTTAACCCTATGACAAGAACATGGCTCGTTCATCGATACGCCGATTTTGAAGCCCTTTGAGTATTTTCCCACCTCCTAGGCAGTATTTCAATAGCTCATCCGCAGCGCCAAATTTATCGCCCCGGTTTAGCTTGGATCGTAGTGTGCTGCGTTGCAAAGTCCCTAGCCCCACATTGAATGAGAATGAAACCAGCGCATCAAACATTCCCTGAGTAAGAGGAACAGTGCAATAAGTTGCCACTCCCTTCTCAAACCTAGCAAGATCAGCTTTAAGTATTGCATCCACCTCATCCTTTGTCCATGCACGATTGTCTTCCGGGCGCAGGGGGAAGTTCATGCGCTCGGCCATTGGTATCTTGGCTTGTTCTGGGTACAGAACATGGCCCACGCCAATCGTCCAAAGCGCCGCTGGGCAACGGTAGGGTTTATACCGCACCCCTTCATGGTGACGGATGACCTCGCAAGCCTTGGGGCTGACTTTCATTTGCCAAACGCCCTACCACCGAAATGAAATGAAATTATTGCCGCAAACAAAGCCTGGGTTTCATCATCCCACAGTTGGTTTGCCATTTCAGCAAAGCTCACGCTGTTGGTGAAGCCGTGCCAGATCAAAGCGCAGTCAATGCCCACCAGAAGCAGGAAGAAGCCGTAGGTGATGACTGGGCGTACCGATGCCCTCAGATTCTTCATCCAGACGCTTGTGCCCTCGTTTAAGCTGGTGTCGTGGGCGTATATGGCCTGCATCTCAGCCTGTTGAGCGCCGATCAGGGTTTGCTTCTCATTGGATTTGGTTTCCATCTCCAGTTGCTCTGACTTGATATGCTCGACCCGCTCTTGGGCCTCAAAGCCCAGTTTTCGCATCTCCAACTCCCGCTGGATCTGAAGCTGGGCCAAGGCCATCTCATGCTTCTTGTCACTGCGGTCTTGGAAGAATTCCAGCAACTTGGGCAAGCCGCCCATCAGGAAAGAGATCAGGGTTGAAAATAGGGTCAGCATTACTGTTTGCTCCTTGAAAGCATTGTTGCCGCTATGAACAGCAGGTTGTTAATCTTTTCCATGTCTTCGGGCTGTTCGGCCCATCCAACGGTGATCTGTCCAATGAACCTACTTGGGTCAGGCGGCACACCCACTCTACACCCAAAGGTCATGCCCTTCTCAATGTACCAAAGGCCAATCTCGCTCTGCGCTTGGGTGTAAGACCCGCAGGTTATCTCTCCTGCCATCAGCGCCACTACATCTCTGTTGTTGGCTGCATTGGATGTAAACAGCCCGACATCCAGCCCGTCATTGATCTTGTCCCGGCCTTCCTTTGTGTAGGCTCTGTGTAGCACCCGTGTGCCAAACATGGGGTTGACCTTGAACACTGCTACCACCACCGCCCCGGTATGCTTGAACAGGTGTGACGCCGCATCCTCAATTCTGTCTTCTGCAATGGAGGGCATCTTCTGGTTCTCCCGGTATGCCCCCACCAACAATTCTTGGTTCTGCCAAAGAAAATACCCTGTAAACGTTACCACCCCCATCACCAGGATGGCGATTAGCTTGAATGGGCTGTCCACATAGGCCAGCACCTTGCTCAAGGTGTCATTTGGGTTCAGCTTCTCGTTTGGCATCTTCTTCAACCTGCTTACGCAGCTTTTCCACTTTTTCCATTTGAGCCTTGGCCTCTCGCTTTACCACCATCGTGTCCACATACAGCATCCCAACAAGCGGGATCATCAACACAAAGACCAGTGCAAACAGGATCAAGACAAAAAGGTATCCAAACGACCCCGATGATGAAGACTGATTATCCACATTAGGCATATCAGGTATCCGATTACGAAAACCACCAGCACCGTTTCCAAAACCCTGTCCAAGATTAGATTTTTTAACCTTTGTCGCTGCCATGCCTTCACCCGCTTTTCGTGCAACTCCCGTGCCGCTTGCTCCGATTTCTGATCCAACAGCCGTTGATACTCATCAACAATTTCATGCCAGAGATCGGGTTGACCCATCTCCCAGCGCACCATTCTCTCAAGATCGGCATAGAACTGCTTGGTCTGCCGCAGATACATCACGTTGTCTATGGCTTGTGTGGCAAGATCGTCTTTGATCCCCTTCTTTTGGTTCTCTTCACGCTGATACTGGGCCATCTCATGGCTGGCCTCCAACTCTGC